GCCATCTCATAAAATTCAATTCTTGGATCATTTTTATGATTTTCAACAAGAATATTAAATACATAAGGAGCTGGTTCAAATGCATAGATTTTATCAAACCCATCAAATTTAGAGATTGTTTCACCAACACATGCTCCAACATCAAAACCTATTTTTTTTCTTATTGTATTTGGTTCCACGACTTCTTCATTATTACTGACCTTTAAATCTTTATTTTCAAGAGTATATTTTTCTAAAATTGCATTATCAACGTTTATTACTTCCTTGGAGTATTTTGCACTTTCTTGCTTAAAAAAAGTAAATAATTTTTCATTAACAAGATTTTTATAATTATCATTCATCACATTCCAATAATCATTCTTAAGAGATTGAAAAAGTTTTTTACTTTCTTCTCCTCGTCCCCACCACCAGGAGGCAAGTGCTTTTTGGTAAATAAGTGCATACTTTCCTTGATATTCTGGCAAATCTATTGATTCGACCTCATTTTCATAACATTTCAATCCAAAGTCTGCATACAAATAACATTGGTCCCATTCTTCTTTTCTTTCATAAAACAAAGAAAGAAAATAGTATGCCTCTGGTCTTTCTGTCAGAAAAGATAAAGCAGCATGAATTAATAATTTTTCAGTTGCATCTCGTTTTCCTTGACTTTTATAGCAAACGGAAGAACGAAGAAGTGAAGTATATGCAAAATTTTTATTCTCTGTCCTTTCTGCTGCTCTAAAATAATAAACGTGTGCTGATGCGGTATGATTTTGCTTCTCATACCACTGAGCTAGTTTATAATTTTTTTCAGGATTTTCTGTATCCAAACAAAAATCAATTAGTTCATTCATTGATAAAATCCTCCAGAAAAGACTCAGAAATTTTTAAAATATATGCAGCATTATCTGATGCACCAAATGTAATTAGGTAATCATTTTTATATTTTGTCAAACCACAACAAAATTCTATTTTCATGTTTAAGAAAGAAAATAATTTAGAAAATTTTTGTTCTGTAAAATCATGATTCCAATATACAAATCTATGCCTATATGTTCCGTTCTTCCTACCTTGAACCGAATCATATAAATCAGTTTCGTGAATTATCGTTAAATATCCATCTTTGTATTTAATAACTTGAGAACCACCTCTCATATCATTATATCCAGGAACATAAGAAGTAGTTTCTTGGACTATTGTTTCACCTCCATTTGGGTCAAATTTCATAATACAAGTTGGATTCGTCCACTTAATTAAATGAAATGGTTTTCCTTCTATTGGAGTGCAATTTTTCATACAATATTCATCGTCTGGTGGTGGTCCTGGAATTCGGTATCTTGATACCTCCCTTACAGATTCATCATCAAATTCAAGTTCGCACATTTCCATTCTCCCAACACCATTAGGTGTTGTGTCTCTTCTGACACCACATAAGTAAATTTTATCTTCCCAATTTACCAAACGACCATCTTCAAGACCAACAAATTCCCAAAGTTCTTGATCTGGAAATTTGGAAGTATCTATTTTTGAATAGTATTCTACATTTAAATCATCATCTAGTTGTGCAATATAATTCCAAGTTCTAAGATGCATATCATCTTCAGGGTGAACATATGTTAAGGGACCCCAGATATGCTCAAACCTATCCAATTCCGAATGATATAAAGTATAATTAACATTTCTAATATTAACTATTATTTTTTCATTTAAAATTAAAATAGAAGGATTATTTAAAGAAGGACCAGTAAAATCCTTTGAATCAAATATTAAAGGTTTTATTATTCCACCATTTTCTAGTGCGAGTTTAACAAAATTATTCATAAACTATCAAAATAAATATGAAATATATGACTATTTAACATAGATAAAATGAGTGAATTTTTAAGAAAGGGTTGGTATTATATACCAGATATAATTACAAAAGAAGAAGCAATACAGATTAAATATCAAAATTTAATGGGTGCTATAAATGATTTAGGTGGATTAAAAACTCACTTTGACCCAGAAAGAGGAAATGTATTAACTTGTTATGCACCACCTGCTTGTGCTTTTGTTATGAAAAGAATTCAACCAACATTAGAACAATTAGTTGGTGAAGAACTTATACCATCATACTGGTTTTCTACAACATATCACAATAAAGGATGGATGAATTGCCATACCGACCGTCCTTCCTGTGAAATATCAGTCACAATGAATATCTGTGGTGATGCTGCTTGGCCAATTAAACTTAAAGATTTAGAAGGCAACAAACAATCAGTTGTAACTCCTGTTGGTTGTGGCCTTGCCTATCTTGGAATGACCGTTCCTCATTGGAGAAGTCCTATGAGAACTCACAAGAATGATCGTTTTATGCAACTCTTTCTACACTTTGTGCGAAAAAATGGTCCTTGTGCTGAGTATGCGTATGATAAAAATCAAAAATGTTATGACCTACTCAATGGATCTTGAATCATAAAAATAGATCTAACCTCATCAAATCTATTATAAAGTTCTTGAATTTCTGTATGATTTTGAAGTTCAGTTGGAAGAGTTGGAAAACTTGTTGGGAATGTACTTGAGTTTGGCAAATCTCTTAAAGTTTGTCTCCAAGTTTTAAATTCTGCTGAAAGGGTTTCTTGCTCTAAGGATTTAATTGCCATCCAATCAGTAATTTCAAGTATTTTATCACGAATTTCTCTTAAAATGTCATATCTTTTTTCTTGCTGACGATTATCAAATTCTTCAATTTCAGTATCCCATTCTTGTTGAGTGATAATTTTAAGACCTTCACCTTCAGTTTCTTGAATAATGTATGATTCTTGGTAGACAACATCATAAACAGTTTCTGTTCTTGTTTCTTCAGTTGATTCTAAACCAGGACGATTAGGAACTTCAACTTGTTTTTCTGTGAAACTAACTACTGTGATATTTGAATTGTTTTGATATTCAGTTAATTGCTCTTGAGAAACTGTAACCTCATATTCAAAATACTCAGGAATAGTGGATAAACAATATTGTATATTATCTTCAGTAAATAAATTATACTTAACCTCCAACCCCTTAATATTGGGCATCATTAAACCATAAGGTGTATCTGTTGCCCATCCACCAGTATCACGATTAATCCAATAGTGCTTAAGAAGTTGAGACATCTTTAATAAACCTCTATGTTATATTTATCGGCAATCTCTTTGTCCATCTCATCTTTTGTTTTAAATCCTTTGACTCTCATCCAAGTTACAAGAGTATAACGATTTCCAGAAGTTACAGGTTCTACCATATGTGTATACCACCTTGAGGATGGAAAGCAAACAAGAAGACCTGGTTCTGGTTTAATTTTAATTCTTAAATCTGGAAAAGAAAAATATCCACCTTCAAAGTCATCATTTAGAAAAAGAACAGTAGACACATCACGGTCTATTGTCTTCTTCCAAACCTGAGTTCCATCTGGATTTGTCCATAAACCTTCGGCATCATTGTGAGGTTTATAGTGTCCTCCTGGTTCATAGCAAAGTAGTTGTGGTTCTTCACTATCTCTCACTTCAAATCCATAAAAAGGATTGATTACATTTTTTACCACATTATCAAGTAACTCTTTGACTTGTGGAAAAACTGGAAGTAAATCGGCACACTTTACATTTCTTGCCGATAAGTCAATTTTTGATTGTCTTTCTCTAGTCTTATCACTATTTTCAGCATCAAAAACGGACATTTGTTCTTTATGAGATTTTCTCATATAATCCGTTAAAAACTTCAACCCTTCTGGTGTAACAACTTTAGGTTGAATCAAAACATTCGCAAGAATATCATTCATAGTAGAATACTGTAGATGTTTTTATTTAGTTTGAGTTTGAAACTGCTGTTAATTCAGATTTAGCAGCAGTCAACCTTGCTGTCAATGTTGGAGTAGAAGTAGTATCACTTGAAAAATCAAGTCTCATAACAGTAGAAAAATATCCAATTACAAGTGGAGGAAGAGCACGATATCCACCACCAAAATAACCATAAGAAATACTTGAAACTGCTGCTAACCAATATCGATTACTTCCTAATTTTGAACCTGGATCACCCACAGTTTCATTTGAAAAATCAAGTCGGCTCATATTAGATATATTATTTGTTGCAGTTACGCCTCCACCAAAATATCCATAATTACTATTTGATGTTGCTCCCATTTTTTGTTTTGATAATGGAAAATTTGCTGTTGGTGTGAAGGAAACAATTTCTGTAGAAAAATCAAGTCTTTTAAAAGAACAAGTTACAACAGAATTTGAATATCCACCACCAAAATACCCATATATTGAATTGGAAACTACACCAAAACTTGAACAAACGTTTAACATAGTTGTTGTTGGTTCTGATATAGTTTCGCTGGAAAAATCTAAACGGTCAATTTTGCAAGTACCATAACCACCACCAAAATAACCATAATTTGAATTGGATAAACCTCCTAATTCCGATCCACCAAGGTCAATTCTTGCTTGAGGTAAATTTTTTCCACTGGGTGCCGTAGTTCCATTAGAAAAATCTAAACGATCAATATTTGTAGAATATTGTCCACCAAAATAACCATAATAATTATTGGAAAATGATGCAAGTCTATTTTTTGCAATAGTTAATGTATTTGACAATGCTGATATAGATTCATTTGAGAAATCCAATCTATCAATAGTACAAGTATTTCCAGAAAAAGTAGGTGAATATCCACCGACAAAATACCCATAAGTCTTAGAACTTGTTCTAAAAGATGACCCACTATTTGCAACTGCAGAACCTGATCTACTTTGATTTAACAACGTTGCGGTTAAGGTAGATATAGTCTCATTTGCAAAATCAAGTCGTTGTATAGTATTGATAATACCACTACCTCCAGGAGTTCCACCACCACCAAAATAACCATAAGCACCATTTAAAGAACTGGTTGCCGGAGAACTTGAAAATGCAAGTGGTCCCCTTCTTACCGATGGTAAATTTTTTCCAGGAGCACTTACAGTTTCATTAGAGAAATCAAGTCTTGATATTAAACAAACACCAGTTCCACCACCAAAATATCCATAAGATATATTTGATACTGCAGAATGGTCACCAACTCCAGCAGGCAAATTTCTTGTGGGAAGATTTAAAGTTCCATTGGAAAAATCAAGTCTTGTGATTGTACTTACAAGAGTTGGAGTATATCCACCACCAAAATATCCATAAAGATTACTTGATGCTCCTGCAAACCTTGCTCTACTTGGGGAAAAATTAGTGCCTGGGTTACTTACCGTCTCACTGGAGAATTCAAGTCTTGATATAATAGATGCTAGACCGGGAGCATATCCTCCACCAAAAAATCCATAAAGACTATTTGACACTGCTGCTTGAGATGCTCTTGAGACAGCAGTAAAATTCTTTCCAGGAAGACTTAATGTTTCATTTGAAAAATCAATTCTCACTAAAGTATTTAAATATCCACCACCAAAATAACCATAAAAATTGTTTGAGACTGCTGCTATTTGAACTCTTGCTACTGGAAGATTTTTTCCCGGGTTACCTGTTGTATTGGTTGCAAGATCTAATCTCGTAATCGTACTTGACTGAGTAGGAGCATTGACCGTAGTGCCACCAACAAAATACCCATAAGTAGGATATTCGGGCCAATTTGATAAATTTCTTTGCTCTACGTTTAAAGACTGTCTGTCATAAACAGAATTTAATCCAAAAACATCTCCTACAAAAGGCATTTGGTTTCTACTCTATCTTAAGGTCTGGATTGAATAACGATTGAGGAATTTGCTTTTGCTCTTGTTCTTCAACACCACGAAGAAGTTGTTGATCCATACCAGTAATCTCCTCAATACCAGAAGCAACTGCCTGCTGAAGACTATTCAGGAAATCCATAGGATTATTTGGATCACCAAAAGTTCCTTTGGTACGATTGACATCATCTGTAAGAACCGTAGGAGCACTTGCACGTCTCATTGAACGAATATTACCAGCATTTACTCCAGTTCTTGCGGCAAGTAAATCATCAAGTGATTGATTCGCAAGTCTGCGTTCCCAGTAGTTTGGTTGGTCTTCATTATATTGTTCTCTGGTAATTAACTTACCACCATTCAGTTCAACCAAACGATTAATGAGTTTATCAAAGCACTCCAGTTCTTCTACACAAGCTTTGAACCCACGATTCAAACCCTCAAGCATACGATGAAAATGAAACTCATCAATATCATACCAAGATAATTCTTCACCACCTTGTCTTGTTTTCCACCAAATTGGTTGTGTCTTATCTTTTCCGTCCCACTTATAATGAAATTCTCTTGCTGCTCTTTTTGCATCAATGACTTGCTGTAGAAGACCTTCTGCTACACTTCTACGATTGACAAGTGCTGCCTTAAATGCTGATGGAATTGTGAAATTATCGTGAATGATAAACTTTTCAATCTGGAAATCTGAACGACCTTGTGCGAGTTCAGTTTCACTTTGTTCCCAACGAGTTGCCTCTTGAAGAACCTTAAGCATAAACTCATTATCATCACCTAAAACTTCTTTAGATGTTGCAAGTGCAATTGCTTCATAATTGTTAGACATACTTATCCAATTTAACTAATAGTGTTGTTTGTATTTATCAAGAAAACCTTTGCGTTACTGCAAGAGACAATCTTTTATCGGCAATTTCCTTTCCCCACTTTTTACAGAAGTGTAAGTATAACTGCTCTGTTCTTTTATCTTTCTCTTCTTTAGTTTCGTGCTCTAAAGTTCTATGAGAAAAATGAAGAAGATAAGACTGATGATTAAACTTTGTTTCAAATCCAAGTTGTTCTGCTCTTAGTCCATAATCAATATCTTCACCACCACCCTTTCCAAACTCTTCATCCAATAAACCAACCTTTGAACTGACTTCATAAGGAACATAAAAACAATAGAATGCTTTGATTAAGTTTGGTGCCACGTTCTGTAGTTGAGATGTAATTTGAGAAGAAATTTGATTTAATAATTCTTCTTTACCAACAAATTCTTCAAGTTCCATTTCACCCTTTATCCAATCACCTTGTAAGTGTTGATTGCATAAAGGAATAGAAACTGAATTTAAATCTCCTAAATTTTGATTCCAGTTTTTTGTAAAGATAATATCATTATTCAATCCGATAAAATCGGCACCATCCATAATTGCTTGCTTAAGAATAAAGTTCATATTCTCGGCAAATGATTTTGATGAAGCATTCGAAATAACCGTAACATTATCATAATGCTTTGAAAATGTTTTGTCATTATCAATTAAGAAAAACTTATCTTGTTTTCCGAAAATACTATTTCTAAAGAATGTATCTAAAGCATAATGAGTGTATTTTTCAGAATACTGCATTGTCGTCATACAATAATATCTTGGTCTTTGTGATTCTGAACCTTGAATATCTTGAATAAGTTTTTCCCAAGCACCTGCGATTTTCTTCCAATCATAAGTTTCTTTTGTGATTTGTGAGAGTTCTTTTGTCGCAGCATAAAAAGTCTCTGGTTCCTTATCAAAGAAATCAAAACACCTTGAAAGTTCTTGTGCAAACTCATTAATAAACTTTGGAGATGGTTCCCAACCAACTTGGGTATTTTTTCCAGTCATTGGAATATACTTACCACGATTGAATGAGACCTCTCTCAGTGCCCCTATATCACTCGTGATTGGATAACAACCACATACCATTGCTTCTGCCATAGACACGCAGAAGGTCTCCTCCCAGACATTAGGATGCATAAAGAACGCAGCATCTTGTATGTGTGGAAGAAGTTGTTCTCGGTCAATGCAAGGAGAATATTCTACTCCAGGAAGAGACTTCAGTTCTTCAATTGCTTCTAAGTGTTCTGGAATTTTAAAGTGCTGTTCGTATTGTTCTCCATAAAGATTATGAGAAGAAAATACTTTTAGTTTTGCATCTGGATGATTTTTAATGACTTGTTTCCAGATTTTTGGAAGTGGTGCAATGCCCTTATGTGGTCCAGAAAAGTAAATTGCCGTCTTGGATTTTGGTGATTTGAGATGAAAAATATCCGCAACACCATTTGGAATAACTACAATCTTTTCTGCTGGTGCTCGGTTGTATTTGATATATTGCTCTGCTTCCCAGTTTGATACACAGACAATCAAATCAATCTGTGATACAAGTTCTGGAAGTCTTAAAAGTTGTGGTTGGTCACAATTATCGTGTGCCCAGAGTATTTTATATTGCTTATTTGATTGTGCTAAGACTTCTATACTTCTTGAAACTTCAACATTATTTGGAAATGAATAATATTGATTGAGATAATAAAAAGAACTTTCAGTTGCTCCAGATTTCATATCAAAATGATGTAAGTGATTTTATTTAGTTTGAGTTTGAGACTGCTGCTAAACCAATTTTTGGTTGTGTTAATTTAGAAGTTGGAATGGATATTGTTTCTGCTGAAAAATCTAAACGATTTATATTACAAACTGCAGTTGGAGTACTTCCACCAGCAATATAACCATAAAAAGAACTAGAAGATCCTGCGGCATTAAATGTTGTTGTAGGAAGAGTTGCAAGAATAGTTGATGTAGTTTCATTTGAAAACTCTAATCTACGTGTTTGATTTGTTGCGGGAGCACCACCAGCAAAATATCCATATCCAGATGTTGAAACTGTAGCACTACTCTCCTTTGCATACGGTAATTGTGGTGTAAGTAGTGTATTAGTTTCTGTGGAAAAATCTAAACGATCTATAGAACAATAAACTCCAACAGGACTAAATCCATCAGAAAAATAACAAAAAGAACTACTTGAAACTGCAAACAAATTATATCTTTGTGCAGATAATACTGTAGGAAGTAATCGTGTAGTTTCATTAAAAAAATCTATACGAGTAATTGTAGAATGTCTCTGACCTCCCGGAGAATATCCACCACCAAAATAACCATAGGAACTACTTGAGGTTGCTGCTAAATTGGATCTTAATGGTGAAAATGGATATACTGGAACTGAAATGCTATCGTTAGAAAAATCTAAACGATCTATTCTAGATTCATTTGCAGGAGAACGACTCGCAAAATATCCATAATAATTATTAGAGACTCCTGCAAAAAATGCTCTTGTTGTAGATAGTTGAGGAATTGGGGTGGATATTGTTTCTGAAGCAAAATCTAAACGATTTATAACACAAACTGCAGTTGGAGCATAACCCCCACCAAAATATCCATAAGTCTTTGAACCACGAAAGATTGATTGACCTCCTGAAAGTGCTGCCAAAGATGCCCTTCCTGTTGAAAAATTATTTCCAGGATTACTTACATTTTCGGTTGAAAAATCAAGTCTTGTAATTGTAGAAATTGCACCAGGAGTATAACCACCACCAAAGTAACCATAAGAACTACTTTTGGTTGCTACTGATCTTTCTCTTGATCCTGGTAAATTTTTTCCTGGATCACTTACGGTTTCATTAGAGAAATCAAGTCTTGTGATTGTGCAAATTATAGGAGGTGCAAATCCACCACCAAAGTATCCATAAGAATTGCTTGAGGTTTCTGCCAGAGTTTGTCTGGATGTTGGTAAATTTCTTCCAGGATCACTTATAGTTTCACTTGAAAAATCAAGTCTTGATATTACACACAATCTAATACTAAGATCAAATCCACCACCGAAATAACCATAAGAACTACTTGAGGTTGCTGCTAGATTATTTCTTATTGCTGGTAAATTTTTTCCAGGAAGACTTATAGTTTCACTGGAAAAGTCAAGTCTTGTGATTGTACAAAGATATGCAGTTATTCCCGATCCACCTCCTCCAAAATAACCATAAGAACTACTTGAGGTTGCTGCTATATTAATATTTGCTACTGGTAAATTTTTTCCTGGATCACTTATAGTCTCATTAGATAAATCAAGTCTTGTGATTGTAGATATAACTATTCCTGGAAAATTATATCCACCACCAAAGTATCCATAAGAACTACTTGAGACTGCTGCTAAACTACCTCTTGACGAAGGTAAATTTTTTCCAGGAAGACTTATAGTTTCACTGGAAAAGTCAAGTCTTGTGATTGTATTCATATAAGGAAATGGCCCACCACCACCAAAATACCCATAAATCGCACTTTCTCCCCAATACTTAAAAGTATTTTCAGAAACATTTTTTACTTGAAGTTCTTTTGCTTCTTTTAGAGAAAATACTGGCATTATAAACCAAAAATAGAATATCTTTGAGTCCCCTTTTTCCAGAACTCCATATGCTTATATTTATTGATTACATAGTCACTTAAAAACTTTGAATTGTCACGATGTATTTTTTCTACTTTGCTTCTTACAGTATGCATATTCTCTAACTTATAAACATCGTCATTCTCATCAAACTTTGGTTTTACATTCTCAAAAGTATGAGTAAATCTTGGAAGTTGTAAGAAGTCATAAATTCGGTTCAGTTCTTGTTGTGGATTTTGAACTAAATCATCATACTCAACCAATAACAAATACTTATCATTACCTTTACGAAATGCTTCAGCAAGTGCGTGATGAGATTGTCCGATAATACCTTGGGGGGACATTAAATAGTCAGCACGATTATCATTACTAATTTCCAACTTGTTTGCTATAAGTCCTTCATCAATGAATGAAGTTGTTTTGGAATGATAAATGAGATTTAAAAATGAAGATATAATATCAGGAATACTTCTTACAGGACAAATAATCTTTGGTTCTGATGTAATATAATCTTGAATATGTTGTATTTGATTCACCCAACCTCTTGATTTATCTACAATAATATTCTGTGATGTATTAAAATAATAGTTGGGAGCAATAGAAGACAAGACCTTATGAGCACACTCTGGTTTTGGATGTGCTTTATATTGTTCGGATTTATATAAAAGATACTCTTCCGTATAATGTATCGTATCCAGAAGTGGTGAGTTTGTAGATGCGTGTATCTCTGGATTTTGATTGAGTAGTGCTGTTAATAAAGTTGAACCTGAACGTGGAAGTCCAGACATAAAATAAAAAGTTTTCATAAATTAGTTTGAGTTTGAAACTGTTGCTGAATCTGCTCTTACCGTTGGTAAATTTTTTCCTGGATCACTTGTGGTTTCATTCGAAAAATCAAGTCTTGTGATTGTACAAATATAAGGAGGTATAAAACCACCACCAAAGTAACCATAAAAAGCACTAGAGGTTGCTGCTAAATTTGATCTTACTGTTGGCAAATTCTTTCCTGGATCACTAACAGTTTCATTAAAAAAATCAATTCTCGTTATAGTGTTATAAAATACAAGTGGAGGAGCATATCCACCACCAAAATAACCATAAGAACTACTTGAGGTTGCTGCTAAACTAAATTTTGCAACTGATAAATTCTTTCCTGGATCACTTGTGGTTTCATTCGAAAAATCAAGTCTACTAATAGTATTAATTGCAGTACCAGTGCTTCCACCACCAAAATAACCATAAGAACTACTTGAGGTTGCTGCCAATCTTTCTCTTGATCCTGGTAAATTTTTTCCTGGATCAATTATAGTTTCATTCGAAAAATCAAGTCTTGTAATTGTGTTAATTATAGTAGGTGTAGAACCACCACCAAAGTAACCATAAGAACTACTTGAGGTTGCTGCCAAATATGCTCTTGATGTTGGCAAATTTCTTCCAGGATTACTTACATTTTCTGTCGAAAAATCAAGTCTTGAAATTGTATTAATAAAAGGAGGTGCAAATCCACCACCAAAGTAACCATAATAATTACTTGATGTTGTTGCTAAATACCCTCTTAATGTTGGTAAATTTTTTCCAGGAAAACTTACAGTTTCATTAGAAAAATCAAGTCTTATGATCGTATTTATTACAAAAGGTGTGAGACCACCACCAAAATATCCATAAGTCTTAGAACCCCTAAATATCTTCCTTGGACCATCAAATGTTCCTATGTCTCTGCTTTGTGATCCTGGAGATAGTGTTATGTTTGAAATTACTGGTGTTATATTTTCTGTAGAATAATCTAATCGACATAATAGAGTTCGTGAATAAAGAAAACCATAACTTATTGAAGAATTGCCATCAGCATCAAATGCTAAACCTTCAGGTAGATTTTTTCCAGGATCACTTATAGTTTCACTTGAAAAATCAAGTCTTGTGATTGTACTTAGATTAGGTAGTGTGGGGGTGTATCCACCACCAAAGTAACCATAAGAATTGTTTGAAACTGCTCCTAATTTAGTTGTTGCTGTTGATAAATTTTTTCCGGGGTTATTTATTGTTTCACTTGAAAAATCAAGTCTAAATATGGCGGAAGTGGAATTAGCAGAACCAGCAAAATAACCGTAGTTTTGATTTTTGCAGGATGTTTTTGTCCGTGTAATTCCTCCAGGTAAATTTTTTCCAGGAAGACTTATATTTTCACTAGAAAAATCAAATCTTAAAACAGTACTAAATGTAGGAAATAACCCAGGAAAAACATAAGTTTGCCCTCCAACAAAATATCCATAGGAATCATTTTCTGTTGAACCCATTGATGTTGCTTGTGAAGTTGGTGGTAAATTTTTACCAGGAAGACTGACTGTTCTGGATGAAAAATCAAATCTTTGTACTGCATATGTTATAAAAGATGAAGAAGTTGCTGTACCTCCTACAAAGTAACCATAATTAGAATTTGATGTTGTTCCCATATCTCTAGTATTTGAAAGACTAGAACTAACGCTATAGACTGTTGAAGTAGAATAATCATGCGCTGCAATAGTACTATCAAAATTGACAGAGTAACCTCCACCATAATACCCATAATCTGATGAATATTCAGGCCAACTCGCAAAATTATTATTAGTTACATTTTGGTATTGTTTAATATAAACCTTACGAAGACTGAAGACCCCAGTTGCCATTTAATTATCCTTCTTGATAAACGTGAGAACCAACGTGTGCTAATCTAATATTAGTATTTAACCAAGCATCATACCCAACACTTCTTGCTCTTTCAAAGAATGAAAAGTCTTCTGGTAAATATCTCATCTCTTTCTTGAGTTCCAAAAAGTAATGATAAGAATTATGATATTCTTTTTCTGTTGGTGGAGTTGTACTATTATCTGTTGGTGGATAATACTTCAACTCTTCTCCATATCTTTTTACAATATCTTCAAATACTTTTCTTTTAATTAGAGAAAATCCAAATCCAATATTCTCAATCTTTACCAATTCATTTTCTACAACTTCTGGTTTTACAATGTTATAATTGTATCTTAACGGAATACCTTTCATAGGATATGCACCACATACAATATCTTTATCTTGTCTTAAGAGATTGAAAACATCTTCTGGTGTAAATCCAATATCAGCATCAATAAACAGAATTCTTTCATATTCTGTATTGTTCATAAAGAAATTAACAATTCTTGAACGTGCTTGAGTAATCAAACTATCATTTGCAGTTGTCAATAATCCGTGGTCTAATCCAGCAGTTCTTAATTCCTTTCCAAGATTAAATAGACCCTTTGCCGTTTTATCACTTACTAATCCACCATAACAAGGCATCGCAATCAAGATAGACATAATTTCTCCATTTTATATTATTATACTATATATTTACGATGTTATTTGTTTTGCAGCAACACAGGCAGAGAGTGAGTTAATTGTAGAACCAACGGCAACAATCGTATCATTTATTGCAAGATATTTTGGTTTATCAAGTATTTCAACAACACTGTTTTTAGGTATAGTCATATTATATGTCAAGTATCCAAGTCGTACTCCGGTAGATACAACAGAACCTGCAGTTCCTCCACGATAGATAGAAACAGATGCATCAACATCAATATTCAAATTATAATTACAAAGACGAATAGATTGAACAACTGAAGGATAAGTTATTGAACGATAAACTTCTGCACCAGTTGTACTTGCTACTGTTGAACCAACACCAACAAAGTTTGTATCAGTTTTTGTGGAATAAACGGTAAATACATCCAAACCACCATCAATTCCTGTTGCAGTTGAACCAGTTCCAGAAAGTGCTTGGAATCTTAGGTGGTCATTCGGTGAAGCAATCATTGGTTGATTAATAAGTTCCACAGAACCTTGATAAGGAACTATAAGTCTTTGCGTAATCGGAACTGCTCTCCAAGTAGTTCCAGAAACATAAAAATCTTGTCTTGCAGTTAAATATAATTCATTTGAATATGTATTGGTGACGTGAATTGATTCAATTACATATTCTCTACTTGCTGTTGATGGGAATGAAAGACCAATTCCAAAAGAAGTTCCAGCAACTCCAGGACCAGTAAAAATGTCGTTATTTTGTGCAGTATTTATACCAACTCCAGAAATAGCAGAGATGTAAACAGAAGTTGTAATTCCAGTGTCAAAAGTTCCAGAACCACCTCCACCACCTGCAGCACTAGAACCTTGAGTTCCCTGAAGACCTTGAGTACCTGTTCCTGTGGTTCCTTGTGTACCTTGTGTACCTTGTGTGCCTGTTCCTGTGGTTCCTTGTGTACCTTGTGTACCTGTTCCTGTGGTTCCTTGTGTGCCTTGAGTTCCCTGAGTACCTTGTGTTCCTTGTGTGCCTTGAGTTCCCTGAGTACCTTGAGTGCCCTGTGTTCCTTGTGTTCCTTGTGTTCCCTGAGTACCTTGAGTACCTGTACCTGTTGTTCCTTGAAGTCCCTGAAGACCTTGAGTACCTTGAGTTCCCTGAGTTCCCTGAGTACCTTGTGTTCCCTGAGTACCTTGAGTTCCCTGAGTACCCTGAAGACCTTGAAGACCTTGAGTTCCCTGTGTGCCCTGTGTACCTTGAGTACCTTGAGTTCCCTGAGTACCTTGTGTTCCCTGAGTACCTTGAGTGCCTTGAGTGCCTTGAGTACCTTGAAGTCCCTGAAGACCTTGAGTACCTGTACCTGTTGTTCCCTGAGTACCTTGTCTTCCTTGAGTTCCCTGAGTTCCTTGAAGTCCCTGAAGACCTTGAAGTGCTGCTGTTGAAATTGGAGTCCAACTAACTCCAGCACCAGTAGAAATAAGAACCGAACTTGCAGACCCTACTTGATTATTAAAATCATAAAGACCACCATCAAGTTTAAAATTCCCATAAACTCTAGTGCCAGACTTAAGTTTTGCCATTTTTTATGCTTGTGCCTCCGTCCAAGAAATTCTTGCAGTTACATTAACATCACCAGTGGCGGCAATATTAGTTACAGTAATCGTTAATGTATCAGGACCGTCTGGGAATATTCCACTATTTGAAGTGGTGCCACCTCCACCAAGAATACAATTACCCAAGTCCCTTACAGTACTTAAATCAAGTGTGTCAGTACCAGCAGAAAATATTCCTGCAGTAACTTCACCACCTGTTACTGTGGTAGAACCACCACCATAATCAACAATTTGTGCCAAACTGGAATTTTGTTGTCCCGTAGCATTACCAATAGCATTCGTCCAAGTATTTGTAGTTGATGGAGTCGCATTTAAAAATGCTTGCACAAGAATATTTGATGTATTACTACCACGAATTGAAATTCCCAGATTTCTAAGAACCAATTGCATTCTATTAATTAATTCTCTTTGTCCGAATGCCGCAGCAATACCATTATCCACCGATGGTGCAACACGAATTGCAAGTAGTGCCCGTGTTGCACCAGGAGAAATAGTAGTAGCAGTTCTTTGACCATAAGTAAAGACCAAAGATTTATCATCATCATATCGACCATCCATAATCACACTTGTACCCCAGTGTGATATAGAAGGTCCATAAGTTGGGAATGCAAGTTCAACGGCAACTGGGTCTGTAGCAGAGAAAGTAAATGCCTGACCCGTTGATGCCCCCATTGGGGGAATAATTACTGTTGGGTTTGCCGTTGTTGCTGCTTGACTTAACGTAATATTTCCAACACCAATTGCACTGACGTATGTTCCTTCTGGGAATCCACCAATAACTCTCTGACCTACTTGTAAATTTGTGGTGGTTGCAGTTGCCACATTAGAACCAGAGGCAACCGTAAGTGCAAGAGAAGTACTACCAGATCTTGCTCTTGTAACTCCAGTAAATGCTGTTGTACCAATACCAGCATAATTCATATACTCATAAGTATTTGCATTACGAACTACGATTGTACCGGCAGTTGGGAATCCTGCAGTACTTGCAATACCAATAGTTGTATCGGATGCTCCCACATTGCCAGTAATTTTAGTTGTTGGTGGAAGACTTTCAGATTCATATCGTGCTGGTAAGTTTCCAGAACGCATATATGCTTCTGTATTGACATTATTATTTGGTACTTTATGGCAGTAAATTACATCGCCAGTTGGACCTCTAAATCCCCAACGAATAAATCCAGCACCATACCAAGAATAATCAATATAAAACATCTGCATCTTGGTGAGGTCAATATTATATCCAGAAGGACCTGTACCATCACACTTATCAATATTCCAAGATGATTGTGGATATTTTGTGTCTTGTGTTTTTGAAATGATTACAAACGATGCCGTTGCTCCTCTATATGAAGGAGAAATCGTCATAGAAGTGTCACTTGCAATATCAACAACACGATATGACTGACCACGAAGAACAATAAAATCTCCAATGTTTAGTTGTTTTGAAAATACAGTTGGGAATGTTGCATTAGTTTGTGTTATAGTATTGCTTCCGTTTGTAACACTCACTTTTCCTGCAAGTTGATAAGTAGAACTTCTACGAACCGCAGAAAGTGTTTGCCCATCAAACTCAAAGAATATTCCATTTTGAGCATCAAAACTTCCAAGACGGTTTGAGCATCCATACCAACTTGAAACAGAACAATTATAAGTTCCAGATGCTGGTGATGCGGAAGGAGTTGATAATGCAGTATATTGGAAAGTATTGTATCCAGTAACAGAAGTAATTGTAAAAGTTCCATTATACGCAGATTCATTTGCACCAGAAATTGTAACTTGAGTTCCTGGTGTTGCTGCCTGAATATTATGTTGTTCTTTTGTTTGAACAGTAACAGTTGTTCCAGAAGAAGTTAAACTATCAATCTGCAAACTTGGTTTTAAAATAGTACCAGAACTGACTTGAATACCTTTACCAGATTGATAACGAAAATATCTTCTGGTTTGGCGAATTGCTTGCTCAAAGTTTCCATTTG